TGGCGTGATATTGACCACGCTCATCAACATAATTGGTTTAATTCGGACGATATTGCAACTGCTAAAACTAATAATTCAGAATATATTGCTTCTAAAACAGGATTTTTCTTACATCAATTTACTGATACAGGATCCACCAATATTTATAAAGCGTGCTCTAAGATTTTTGATGGGCATACTTATGAATTTAGTAAATTTTTTTCTGGTGCTCCGGTTTTATATACAGCACGGAACTCTGTATTAGTTAGTAATTATGTGAATGGTGGTTATTATAAGAAACATAAGGATAAATGTATAACAAGTGTTTTATTTTGGTTGGCTAGAGACGAGACAAAATTCACCGGTGGCGACCTTTATTTTCCCGAGCTTGACGAAAAAATAAATTTTGGTCACAACAAGATGATCATGTTCCCTTCTCAAGCTTTGCATGAAGTTACAGAAGTGCTTATGAGTCCTAGTGAATCTGTAGAATTTGGTAGATATTGTATTACTATGTTTTTATTTTAAAATTTTTTTGCTTATGTGTGTGTTTAGCGTTTCCGTGTTACGCTGTCGTTTACGGGGGCCTAGCAATCTGGTGAATGCAGCGAACTCATAATTCGCCTTAGGCGAGTTCGATCCTCGCGACCCCCATCGACCCCGTGGATTACGTCGAGTTTTAAAAGATTTTTAAAAAATTTCGATTTAGTTTTTTTGCTCTAAAATATTTTTATGTGTTTTTAAGTGTCATGGCCGCCGCTAAGAAGAAAAAGCCAGCTGTGAAGCAAAACGCCAAGCAAAATTCGGGCAATGCGACGGCTAAAAAGGCCAAAAACGGCGGTAAGAAGAAGTAACCTTAGTTTGTTGTTGAGAATAATTGTGTAGTCGTTTATACTACTTGTAGTTGTTCCAAACAAATGACTGCAATAGTGTATCGCGGTGTTACATATAACCGCGAAGAGCATCACGCAAAGCATCTTAATTGGTGGTCTTATGTTCACCGCGCTACGCTGTGGCTTTGTTACCGAGGGATTAAGTACCGTCCTGCTACTAATGTTTCTGGTTTTTTAATTTTCTAGGGATAACTAAGTAAAATTTAAAAAGAAGCTTGGTCGTTATGGATCCGTTTGCCGTGGAAAGTTATATGGGTGATTCATTAGGTCTCCAACAAGATCCTTCTCGCCGCCGTCGAGGTGGGTTTGGTTTTCCTGGAGATTTTGGCGGTGGACGTCCTGAGACGTATGAAGAGTGTCAGGCGAGAATAGCTCCGCAAATGGTTTTGCATTTTGCCGATCCTTGTCGAGGTAAACCCCGTGGCTCTTCTTTTCCTACGTACCCTTCAAGGCGTCCTGATGTCTATATGCCTGAACCGACGGAAGGGAGATTTCCAGCACCGGCTGCAGGTGGAGGTTCATCTGTAGATCCTTATATTTTTCTAGGTAGAGCTATTGGAGATATTATCGATATGTTTAGAAACAATCGATAAAAGAATTGTATAAAAACTCTAATTATTGCGCTTCCAGCTCATCAGCAATAGCAAGAAGTCTATTTTTAACACCCAGAAGCGCCCAGTGTTCGTCCGGGGTTCGAGCTTCGATGGGCACCGGAATCACTTCGTTAGCAGCGGCGCGAAGGGCGGCGGCGATGGAGTTGAACTGGGGGCCAGGCACACCGTCTTCAATCCAGGCGAACTGGCTGTTGAACGCCTCGAATACTGCTCTTGCACCGGGTGAAAGTTGTTGAGTCATTAGTTGATCGGACTACTGGGCTAGGCACACAAGGGTGTAGAGCGAGTATAGTTCAGGAGATTCGTTGCCTTGAAACCATTTACGTTTCTGCGCCCGTTCTGCCACTGATAACTCTGGTCCTTCAGTTTTTTAAAGCCCAATCTCAAAGGCTGCTCTTCCGTTCTTGCGCTGTTTTCCAAAAATATTCATCTTCATTTCCCATTGCAAGTCGTTCATAACTGTTTTCAACCTGATAGTAACGAGTAGAGACCTTAAAATCAGGTGTTTTAGGTGCTTTGGGTGTCAAACTGTTATCATAAATGCGGATTCTATTGTTGGGATATAGTGCAAACTGTCCGTTTTGTAATTCTATTAGGTTATGTGATTTGTGTTCTGCTGGATTTTCGCTTGTTGCATAGTCAATGACATCTGGATCTTGATGGTAGTTGTCTAAAGTGCAGACATATGTGCCTTTTTGAGGTCCAAAGTCACGTGTATAGCATTCATAGTCCATAGAGCCAATAAATTGCTTTTGTACTACAACAACTCCATAATCCATACAATTCCAAAATTGAAGATTGGGCAGATCTAAGTCAGGATCAGGGGTTTCAGGACGAGTTACAAAAGCACTGATGGGCAATTTATCGTACATTGCAGCATACTCTGGCAAATATGTCTCAAAATAAAAAACACGTCCAGGCATCGATTTAGCCGACACCCAGACGCCTTTTACAAACTCACCCCAACCACTTTGATGGTCGGTTAAATACTCTTTACGTACCCAGACTTCCTGTGAAGGTAGATTAGCAATTAGGCAAGGCATAGCTTAAGTTTAGCGGTTTTAGCTCCCTGTTTCTCCAACATTTCTGGCTTTGGCGTGCTCGGGTGCTGTTTAATCAGAGTAATTAGGGTGTAAAGCTAGTGTAGTTCAGGAGATTCGTTGCCTTGAAACCATTTACGTTTCTGCGTAAACCACTCAGCCAGGGTTGTTGGGTCCTGAGCTCCGTTTAGGTGATCTGTTGGGTCAGGTTCTCCTATATCCATATCTTGCATAAAAGCGTCCAGACTTTCTTTAGGAAGTTTGCCGGATATAGCCTGACGACGAGCTTTTCGAAGTAGAGCTTCTACCGAGTGATTGCAGTTCGCCCATTTTTGGATCCACTGCATGTCTTTAAGTTGAACTTCTTCGCCGTTACTAATTCGTTGGCAAATAAATTCGACTTTGAGACGTACATCCGTGGACAGCATCAGCTCAAAACCGAGTAATTCAATCTAATCGAATTCTTGGTTCAAACTAAATTAAGTAATTTTTTCATACAAGTTAACTAAAAAATGTAACTATTGAATATCTTGTTCCTTTTTTAATTGGTAAAACTTGATGAGGAAATAAACGATAAGAAGGAAAGAATATGCCACATCCTTGTTTTTTAGGTATCTGATATTGATTATTGAAGAAAGATAATGTGCCCCCTTCATATTCATTATTTAATTGAATTATGCTTGTGATATGTCTTGGTGTTATTGTGTCTAATTCAATGTTTCCGTTTTGATTAATTACAGGAGCCATTAACGTATCGCAGTGTTCAACAAAATGACAACCCGGTTTATACCTTAATAAAGTATATCCTTCATCTCTTGATGGATATATAAATGGTGTTCTTTGTATAAATTTTTTAAGTTCTTTTGTCAAAATATTAAATATTTTTTCATCTATTTGTCTTCTTGTTTCTAAATTTTTTTTTATTACTTGTTGTTCACTGATATCTAAGCTTTCACTTAATCTTCCTCTAATAGTATCTTTTTGTACAGTATTTTGTATATTGATACTTTTAGACTCTGACCAAGAGGAATCGTCTGCATATTCATTTATTATGTGTTTGCAAAAATCTTGCGAAAACATATTTTCATTTATGTAAATAAAATCCTTTAGTGTTATATCAGGTGAATTGTATTTACTTGACATTGTCACTATTTTGAATCTTTTGCTTGCAAATAGTAATTGAGAAATAAATTTTTTTAGGGAAGTGTGGAAAAAATTTGAGAGTGGCTGGACACAGCCATCCTATTTTTGCATTCGGGTCGATTGAGTTGTCGGTTATTTGTTTTGAGTACCACGCTCCTCCGTATTCTTCAAACTGAAAGCGTAGATACTCTGCTGCACCAGGAAATTGTTTTTCACCAAATGTAATGCGATAACGCTGTTCGTCGTTCTCTTCTAACTGACTAATACAGTCATCGATTAGTTCAGGAATACCCGAAACAAACGGCTCGTGGACTAAATCTCGTTGTTCGTCCGTAAAACACCAAGTGCCTGCGTGTCTATAGATTTCAATTACGAAAAGAGCGTTCGACATTTAATGTTATTGTGTGTCTTGCACAGAGTATCATGTCGTTTGATGCGTGTCAAGTGGTTTTTTGAATACTTGTCTTATACTTAAAGTACGGCTTCTATTTGGGTCATGCCGGAAAAATATTCGATTGATGATCTGAACCGCGTAATGCGGGAGTTTGGCGCATATAACCAGCAAAACGTATTCAATGAAGATGATGCGCGTGAGTTTTTATTTCAGCGTGCATTAGAAAGT